TCAATCGTATTAGGCCGTCAAGATTACCATTGGAAGCATGAGCCTTGTTTATACGGTTGGAAAGAGGGAGCTGGCCATTTATGGGCAAGCGACCGCAAACAATCAACCGTGATTGATTTTGATAAACCAAATAGAAACGCTGAACACCCAACCATGAAGCCTGTCGGTTTATTTGATTATTGTATTACCAACAACACCAAGGGTTCTGATATTGTACTCGATTTATTTGGCGGCTCTGGTACAACAATTATCGCAGCAGAGCAAGACGGCCGTAAAGCTAGAGTTATGGAACTCGACCCCCACTATTGCGATGTCATAATTACTCGTTGGGAAAATCTAACAGGCAACAAAGCGGAATTAATAAATGGTTGATGAATTATATCTTAACGGAATAAAAATAAATCCCGTTGATAAACTTGAGGTAATTTTTGAGATGAATACTAAAATCCCATCCTTCCAAAGAAACCATAATGAATTATTACCGGGCCTATATTTACAAGAAGTCAGACACAACATCGCAATATACGATTTGAGGTTTATAAAACCAAATAAAGAGACTATACCTATTGAAGCCATGCATTCAATAGAACATCTATGTGCGACTTACTTTAAAATATATAGCGGTATAAAGGACTTTGTTATATCCTTTAACCCCGGAGCTTGTCAAACAATGTTCTATTTGGAAGTATTGAATGACAAAAATATAGATGTAAAGAACGAATTAATAAACTTTATTGAATGGGCAATGTATCAAACAGAAGTTCCCGGTGCAATAGAAGAAGAATGTGGAAATTATAAATCGCATAACCTAAAGCTCGCAAAGCTATGGTTATTTGAATATTACAAGGTTTTACTTTATGGCAGGAAGACCAACTAGTTTAACAAAAGAAAAACTCTCGAAATTAGAGCAAGCATATAAAATAGGTGCAAGTGATATTGAAGCGTGCCTGCATGCGGAAATAACACCTGCTTCTTTATACCGTTATCAAGAAAAACATCCTGAATTTCGAGAGCAAAAAGAGGCTTGGAAAAAGACTCCAATTTTAAAGGCCCGACATACTATTTATAAAAACCTTGATGACCCGAGTGTAGCTAAGTGGTTATTAGAGCGAAGAGATAAAGAATACTCAACTAAGGTTGAACAAACTGTAACTGGTGGCCTTGAAATAACACCGATAACTTTTGAAATAGTGCCGGTGGAAACAAAAAATGAAACAGAGATTTGAAATACCAAAAAAGCTTTTATATTTCTTAGAGAAAAAAGCGAGATATAAAGTAGCTTACGGTGGCAGAGGCTCAGGCAAATCTTGGACGGCAGTACGGTGCTTAATACTATTAGCAATGCAAAGTAAAAACAGAATTCTTTGCACCCGTCAATTACAAACATCAATCAAAGACTCGGTTTATAAACTATTATGTGATACAATAGACTCTCTTGGCCTTACTAAATACTTTGAAATAACAAGAGATGCTATAAGATGTTATAACGGTTCTGAGTTCATATTTAAAGGCATTCAGAACAATACAAACGAAATTAAATCTATTGAAGGCATAAACTATTGTTGGGTTGAGGAAGCACAAAGCGTAAGCAACGATAGTTGGGATGTTCTTATTCCTACAATAAGACAAGATAATTCCGAAATATGGATTACATTCAACCCCGACCGTGATGAGGATGCCACATATCAAAGATTTATAAAAAATTCACCTCCAGACTCCATTATAGAATTAGTAAACTACTATGATAACCCTTGGTTTAACGAAGTACTCCGTCGTGAGATGGAGTACGACAAGGAAGTAGATTATGGCAAATATGAGCACGTCTGGTTAGGTAAAACGGTTATTGACACCGATGCACAAATTTACCACGGTAAGTTTGAATTAAAAGAATTTGAAACCCCGGAAAAAGCGGTGTTCTATTATGGATGTGACTGGGGTTTTGCAAACGACCCCACTGCTATACTTCGGTGCTTTATAAAAGACCAATGTTTATATATTGACCACGAGTCGGGCGGAGTCGGAGTAGAATTTGAAGAACTCCCGGCACTATTTGAGAAAATACCGGAAGTTCACAAATGGGATATAAGATGCGACAATGCTAGACCGGAAACAATATCTTATATGTCAAGGCAAGGGTTCAGAACGCAAGCCTGTCCGAAATGGAAAGGCTCTGTTGAGGACGGTATTGAATACATAAGAAGCTTCCGGAAAATATATGTTCACACCCGGTGCAAGCATACTTACGAAGAGTTCAAATTCTATTCATACAAACAAGATAAAAACACCGGCGATATATTGCCGATTGTACTAGATAAAGACAATCACTATATGGATGCACTAAGGTATGCTTTAAATCCATATATTCAAAAGAATGTATCAGTATTAGAAGTTTTATAAATGACAGAAGAAAAAAGCAACACAGTAAATAACGGTTTGACCGAGGCCCTCGGTTTAGAAGTTGACCACTTTGGAAATATCAAAGACAGCACGGTATTAAGCAAGCTGTTCAATTCCAATGCACAAATGCTACTTACTTATGATTGGGTGGCATTAACCAATGCATATAATAAAAACAGCTTTCTACAAACGGCCGTCAGACAAAAGGTTGAAGATGCGTTCCGTAACGACGGTTTGATTATCGATACTAAAACCCTCGATACAAAAGAGATTGAAGAGTTAAGAAACGCACTCGATGAGAACGGCGACATACAAGCTATTATAGATGTGGCTTGTTGGGGGCGTTTATATGGCGGTTCTTGTTTGGTTGCCAATACTGACCAAGACCCCTCTTTACCTTTGAACAAATCGGCACTAAAAGGCCGTCCTTTAACATTTTTAGCAGCTAATAGATGGCAATGTTCTTGTATAGAAACAAGCCCATATTTAGCAGAAAAGTTTACTTATACCGACAATGTCGACAAACTTAATGTAAAAGGCAAATATGACGGTGTTGTTGATTTAGATAAAAGCCGAGTCAGTATATTTACCGGTGTGCCTGCACCATACTTAACAAAAGCTATGTTGCAGGGTTGGGGTGCTTCTATATTCGAGGGAATACTTGACCCGATAGAACACTTACTCGGGGCTTTTGGTGTAACTTTAGAATTACTCTCAGAAGCTAAAATTGATATATTTAAGATTTCAGAATTAGCAAGCACTTTATTATCACCCAACGGTGAGCAACTTATCCGTAAAAGATTGGCCATTGCGACAGCAAATAAGAACTATAAAAGTTCTTTAGCAATGGATGTCAACGACGATTATCAACAAAAGCAGATTAATTTCAGTGGTATTCCACAGCTTATTGAACAGTTGATGTATATCTTTTGTGGATATTTGCGTTATCCTGTATCTAAATTATTTGGAATTGGCTCTTCCGGGTTTAGTTCCGGTGAGGATGATTTAGAGAACTATAACGGAGCTGTTGAAGCCGAGGTTCGTGTTCCTTTAAGACAAATAATACATTGGGTTGTAAATTTAAGATGTTTGCAGTTATTTGGCCGTGAACTTCCCGATTTCAGACCAAGGTGGAAACCATTAAGGGTATTATCCGAAAAAGAACAAGCGGAAATAAACAGCCGCAAACTTGCAGATTATTTACAATTAGCCGACAGACAAATGATAACAAAAGCAATGGTTCTTCAAAAACTCACCGAAGACGGTTATATTCTATTCTCTGATGAGGAAATAAACAAAGTCAAAGATGAGTATGTACAGCAAGAACCAAACAACGTGGAAGATTTACTTGTTGATTAATAATGGACAAAATAGAAACATTTAAACCTGTTGAAGTATCAGATTTTTATATAAACCAAGTTTCCAAGGGGATGGAGAGGTATTTCTGGGAATACATCTTCAAACCCATATTTGATATTTTAAAAGAAAATACAGTAATCAATAGTAAAGACGACGTTATAAACGCTTTAAAAAGCGGAAAAATATATTACAAAAACGGTGCGTTCTGGGCCAGAGGAAAGTTTACAAACGAGATTGCTAAAACATTAGAAGAAGCAGGTGCTAAATATAAATTCGGTGCTTACTTCTTAGATAAAAAATCAATGCCGTTTGAATACTTTAATACAATCGGCATGGTTGAAGCACAATCGGCCGCAAAGGTAGCAAGCGTTTTTACTTTCCTAAATAAAATAACAAAGACACTCGGCAATATAAAGTTTGAAACCTTTATAGAAAAGGCCGTTACAGGCATGTTTAAGAAGCTGCAAAAAGATTTATTTCAATCTGCAGCAGAAAAGAAAGTGCCGGTTATAGAACTTACTTTTACAAAGCCTGTTCTTGATATCCCGGAAGAAAAATTAAAAGATGTTGAGGGATATTGGAAAGAATACGACACTAAACTTGATGAACTCCGAAAGAAACAAAAAAAAGGAAAGTCGGATGCCGTTCAAGAGGAAATAAACAGGCTTAACCGTGAAGCCTATGAAAACGCTCCCGATGTTGAAATAGACGTCAAAGAGTTAGATTGGCAGAGCCGCAAAATAGCTGAAGATTATACCTACAATATGAAATATTGGGTGAAGAAGTGGGAAGCTAAAAACATTATTAAAATGCGACAAGATGTTCTTGAAATGGTAAGGAAAGGGCAGAGAATACCCGACATTCAAGAATACTTTGAAAAGCGGTGGAATGTAGCAAAAGACAAAGCTCACTTTTTAGCTGAAAATGAAAGCCACCTTGCAGCTTCAACTATAAAGGCCACCGAATACCAAAGGCTCGGTGCTAAAAGGTTCAGGTGGGGAAGAAGCTCAAGCAGAGAAAAAAGAAAACTCCACGAGCTATATTACAACGAGATATTCGAATTTGAAAACCCACCGGTCATAGATGAGAAACTAAACATAAGAGGCCTGCCACGGCAAATATGGAATTGTAAATGCCATATATTAGCAGTCGTTCCTACTATAACGGAAATACAAGAACAAAGAACTAAAATAAAAAATGCTAAAAGAAACATTATCAAGTATGTTCAATATTCAATCGAGAACAGTAAACAATGCAATAATCCAACTTGGAGATACAGACGATTCAGGTAAAGGCAAGCATTTTAAAAGCCGTTTTATTCAACCGGGTGTTGCAGGTTATCCTGAACGAGATGAGAACTTACTTATAACAAAAGATAGCTTTGACAGGTTCATTCATACTTTAAAAAACAAACCTGTTATTATAAACCACAAAGACGAAATCACAGAAAAAGACAAAGTCGGTGAAGTTCACAATGTATGGTATAACCCCGACGACGGTTGGTATTGGTGCGACGGAGTTATAACCGATAAATATGCCATGGACTTAATTAAAAGTCATAAATGGTCTGTTTCCTGTTCCTATGACATATTGAAAGCTGACGATAAAGGCGGCAGCGAAAACAATATTAAATACGGAATGGAAAT